ATGAAAAACAGAGAATCCAATGTCAGCAGCCTACAAGAATTAGCAGATTTTAACGTCAGCTATTCCCTGCTCACAAATGAAGTCTATCTGTCTGCATCATTCATCGATAACATGGCCTGCATTCCACATTGGCCAGTAAAGGAATTCCCAGATCAGTTTATGTGTATCTCACGAACTCGCGCAGAAGAACTGATAAAGGAGTTACAGAAGGCAATAAACTATATGGATGCAGGTATTGATAACTCCCATGGTGGGTTCATTTAGTTTGAAACCTCACTCATACTCGCAGGGAATTTCTTATAGAGCGTCGATAAGCCAACACCGTATTTGCGAGCGATCTGCTGACGTGATTCGCCAGTAGCAATCCGCTCGCCCATTTCCTGCCATTGCTCATCCGTGAACTTAGGCCGGCGACCGCCTACTCTCCCTTTTGCCCTGGCGACGGCCAGTCCTGCTAACGTACGCTCGCTGTTAAGATCGGATTCGTACTGCGCCGCCGATAGTATGTTACGAAAGTTATAGCGTCCACTGGCTGTTTTGAGGTCCACACCATCGGTAATGCTGCGGAAGTTGATACCCTTTTCCTGTAGCTGCTGGAACATCAACAGAGCATGCAGGACATTGCGCCCGATTCTGTCCAGCTTCCAGACCACCAGTTCATCACCAGCCTCCATAGCGGCGATCAGCCGCTTTAGCACCGGGCGGTTCGATTTCCGCCCGCTGGCATGCTCTTCATATATGTGATCACATCCTGCTGACTCGAGAGCTGAGCGCTGAAGTTCGGTGTCCTGGTGGTTTGTTGATACCCTGTCGTAGCCGTAAATCATGGGAATTTCTCCTGTTATGAAAACAGGAGAAACGGCGAAGTATCGCCAGATTTTTTGTTGTTATAAAAAAGGTTCCTATGCCGCTGGACTATCTGTCCATTTGAAACCGTCAGTAATTGCTTCATCAGCAGAAACCGCCTTAACCTTGTTTTTATAAGCCATCCACGCCGACAGTTTAGCTCTGTTGGCATCGCTTATTTCACCCAGCATCAGTTCTGTTCGCCAGTCGAGCATTACTTTATCGGCACTGGCCAGCAAATGGCTACGTAGTTTTTCAGCATCTGCTATCGCTGCTTTTCGCTGCGCATCGGGATCTGCAACCCATTTGCTGCCATCCCACTTGTCATACAGAGTGGATGGCGCAACAGTTGTGAACCCTGAACGAATCTCCCCGATGTAGTTAACAACAGTTGTTGCTCTGTCAGCTGTTGAATACACCGTAACGCCGCGATTATCTGGCTGTTGCTCCCATCCAGTACCGTTGAATACAGCTACAAATCCCGGACTTTCCTCACCAGGGTCTATGGTCGTCGAATGGCCTGGCATACTCACGCCAACGTTAATGTATTCGTCAGACCATCCACAATATTCACCGATAGAAGGTTTGTAATAATAAACGCGAATTTCACCGGCTTGTGTCGCCAGTCCGTTTTCATCAAAAGTCACTGTCATTATTTAGCCCTCACCAGGAAGTTCCATGCAATGTTCCGTGGACGTACTCTTGCAAAGTTTGCGCCGTCCGAGTTGTTTATTTGCCCTGGGTTTTTTGCTACTGACCATCCAGAATTCACAACTTGCCCGTCATCGTTTGAAACGGATATTTGCCCAAGCCCTGCCTGATTTGAATTTTCACCCAGTAAGAGGTTAATTGCGGATGCATCCTGTGCTGACAGGAGCGATCGTCCACTGTCCACCCCTCGACCGTCATCCCAGATACGGATAAATTCACCACGCTGATCGATGAGAGTCAGGCCAGGATAGACCAGCGCTAATTTTGGATATGTTGTCGCTGAGAATGTCGAGTTATTGAATTTCAGAAACACCATATCTGACCATTCATCTATCACCGTATTAGGCATCACCGCCGACGGCCAAAAGAATGGAATTCCTATCGCGGGCGCTCCAGCCCCTAAACGAAGGTATGTGAGAATGTCTGCAATAGTATTTTTCCCGATAATGTCACGACCCACCTGCGTGAAGTTGGTCAAAGCTGCAGTATCATCCCCGTTGAAATACGGTAGTTTATTTGCAGCGCCCACTAATGTGGCTAACGCAGTCAATGTAGGGTCTAACGGCTGGAAATTCCCAAGGATGTAGGACAGCGTTCCGGCCGTCATCATGTTTGCCGCAATATCATTAGCAGACCAGGCACGTGGGACAGTTCCCTCCTGTCCACGCTGGATAGTAAAGACATCACCATTTATGGCGGTAACATGAATAATCTCAGTGAGCGAGCCTGTAGCAGCATCGATAATCGTCAGTTTAAAGAAACTGGTTCCTGCTACCGGAGACGGGAAAAGCGTTCCTGTTCCAGCGTTTACGGTAAGCGATGTTGCCGTTGAGCTAATTCCAGCCGCAAGCACTGTCTGAGCATTGTTAGCGGCTAAAAGAGATAGTGCCATTTTTCCTCCGGTTTTTTTGGCAATAAAAACATCTAGTGGTCGGTTTCCAAGCATTTTGCTAAGATTGAACCATCTAATAAGGAGATAACAATGAATAACTTTTCCGTTGCAATAATTAAAACATTATTAATATCAGTTGGTGCCTTAACAATAATATCATCTGTTTTTCTTATTACATTGATGTTTAATATATCAATGCAAGATGGCATTCCAGCATTTGAAAACATTAAGTTTACTGTAATGTTGTTTTTCACAACTTTACTTCTATTGATTATTTGTGGCTGCTTAAAATTATTCCTTTCTATGGCTATAGACAGCAGAGATTTTCAATTAAAAAAAGAACGCGTAAAGATAAAGGCCAGAGTTGAAGATGTGACCATCTAATCAACCGATAATAGTCACTGTTACTGGTTGATAAAACGGCATGTGGAGCAGGCCGCTGTCGAAAGCCTGCTTGAACAGCGATGCGTACTCATACTCGTTACTTTTGATTAGAACGCTTGTCTTCTGGTTGTAAGCCCTGCTATTGAACGTCTGTGTGTTGTATACAGAAGAATCAGTCAGTTTTCTAAAGCCCTTGATAATTGACACACTGGCCCCGCTACCAGAGAACAACACCGAAATACTCCAGTGTTGGTCGTTCACGACATCAACCCCGTTTATCCCCGTAAGGAACCGCATAATCCGACGTTTCAGCCAGGGTATTGTGAAGTAAAACCCATCCCCCTTATAGAAATTCCACGTCATGATCCGCTTGAACAGATCATCAGAGACAACAACCTGCGATGACTGGTTTATTACTTTGCGGGTATTAAAGGGTACAGTGTTAAACGTAAATGTATTGAATACCCCGAGCACCAGCTGCCGACCACTTGCCAATACAGGAGGTTTTACGCCATATATGCCACGAGCTATCCACCTGAGTTGATCCCCTACATTATAACCACCAACAAAAATCGGCAGATTTGCACTCCGCATCCAGTCATAAACATTTTTTGCCATCGTGTTATACGCAGTCACGAAAGCACGGATATTGTCATCATCATTGTACTGCGTGTACAGGTACGAACGGATAATATCCTCAAGCATTTCACACTCCGTCAACAGTTACGCCATCTGACGCGATGTAGAAGTAACTAAATGGGTCGCCACTTATAATGTTTGTGTTCGGGTCAGGGTTTGTAACAATACCATTAACCGTAATAATAACATTGAGTTTACTAATTAAACTCATATCAATAGCTGCATTGACAGACTGAAGGAAGGTGTCTTTCAGGTTATTAATATTTAACGGCTTACCCGCATAAATCCCATTTATGTACTGAATTACAGGTGCTGATACCAGCGTTAAAATTGTAGCATCGGTCAGGTAATTCACCCCTTCAGATCCCCACTCAAATTTCACCGTAACGTTTTGCTGCAACGGTATAACAAAAGGGATTAGATAGTTATCCGGCCAGTCGTTTATGGTCACCACATTATTTCTTACATTTGGCGTGACCTCTCCGCCCCCGGTCCACGAACCGGACGCTGAAGTATCTATACCGATTGAAAACGTATGCGGTGTGAGCACTGTTGCGGTTAGCGGAACGTTGTTAATTCCAGTCATACCATTCACGCCAGAGATGTTGACCACCTGTCCGTTGGTCAATCCATGAGTTATACCTGTGGTGACGACACCAGGATTAGCATTCGTTATACCTGTAACGTCTACTGTCGCTCCTTTTAGCCTGCTGATATCGCCGGCAGATTTAAAAATGGCCCCAGCCATTTCATAAATATCACCTCCCCCGCACATGATGATCCAGCTGTTACCGTCCTGTACGACTGATACCAGGCGAGCCTGCACACCATTAACATCAGTAAGCTTCTGCCTGATGAAGCCAGGATATCCCTGAACAGTAGACATCTGGGATTCCCAGACGCGATCACGAAACTGATAGTTTGATTCACGCTCTAAGCCAGGAACTCCTGCAACCGGATTTGTGCAGGTCAATGTAATTTCGTCAGGAACGCTGGTAATTATCTGGGTAACGGTGCCAGCAGGTACCGCCCATGATCCTGTCGTGGTGGCCGTACAAGTTACCTGCGGCGTAACTCCAGACGAGGGAATAATCGTGGCATCGTTAAGCGTATAGGTATAGATCCCATCGGACACTACAAACCCCTGCGGAATACCAAATCCTGCCGGGCCGTCGAATTGCACAGGAACAGTCGTTGCCCCCTGCGTCTTCTGTGGTGCAATACCAGCCTGTTGAGCCAGCAGGTTAAGCATGTAAATGTTAGCCTTAAGCGGCCCTACCGAATTAATCAGATCGACTCTCGCCTGATCGCAAATCAGCAACGCGCCAACGTCTGTACTCACGATATCCTCAATCAGTGAGCCTGGTAATTCGGTGGTGATGCCTGGCGCCATTTGAACGGCCAGTGACACCAGTTGCTCGCGCAGACTTTCTGGGGTTTGCGGAACCGGGCCAGCAGCTGTGTAGCTAACAGATAAATCACTCATACGTTCACCGTTGCAATAATTTTAGAACCGGCGTTGGTTATCGCCGAAATGTTATAAACAGGTGGATCATCACTAACCAAAGCAATTTGTAGCGATGAAAAGTAGGGACTAAATTGTTGTTGCAGACGGTTAACGTAATACGTCGGCAATACCTGCTGTATTACTGATCCGTTAGCCGGAATACCATTGTTCGCGAAGAACGGAGACTCCTGCGGCGCAAGCTTAAGATTTTGCACCAGAGTAGTCAGGTAAACCGCGTCGTTGAATCCATTCTCATCTGTTTCGACCAGAGTCCACTTACCATCTGAATTCCTGCCGTAGGTTCTCATTCAGTGATATTCCCGTTAAATTGCACTGTCGCGTTCCCGGTATTGCTGCCGCCGTTTCCGTTGGAGTGAACATGGCTGTTGCACCAGGAAACAAGCGACTTCCAGCCCTCGTGCATGATCGCCGGGCTTGTGCTGGCTGTTCCGTCCTGCAACTTCCCTGCCTGACCAGTCAGATTCCACATACCGTCCGTGAGTGTGAAAACTGTTGACCCTACGGTCACTTTGAACTGCGTTGGAGTGGCGATGGTTATGCTGTCAGGAGTAAGTAAAAACGTTGTGTTGCTGCCAGCATCCCGAATGGTGACACCTTCGGGCCCGTAAATGGTCACAACCTGACCGTCGACGCCTTCCCACTCTGTATTACTGATTGGCAAAAATACCAGCGCGCTAAGGTTCGCCGGTGGTGTCAGGTCGGCAATACCACCTCCCTGCCCGCTTACCCCTCCCAGATAAGTATCCGCCGGGATGGCTATCCCCTTATCGCCCGGCTGCATTGGGTATCGGATGTACTGAGGACCAAATAGCGGGATGGTAACCTGTGGAAGCACATAAGGGATGTCGCGCAGCTCAAAAGCCACTGTGACCATCTTCCCGCTCTGTTTTACTACACTGGCAGGGAGCACCTTTCCTGCTTTTTGCAGCGCAACATCCACTTTTCTCTCAACAAAGCGATTCATGTTTGCGCCAAAATTTAATTTCTGGCCGATGCTCATTTTTTACCTACCTCTATGAAAGGATACGCTTCAATTATTGTTATCCACGCATCGGCAGTTGGCTGTCGACTATTACCAATAAGACGCACCGAACTAACAACAAACTCACCTGTAAAAGCAGAGTCTTCCCGATACTGAGAATATGATGACGCTCTTATTACTGGGGCGGTTTTTTTAGGCATGCTTATATGGTCACCAACCTGAATATCACTGCGCATAACACACATAAGGCTAATAGTTTTAAAGGCTACCCATGTCGGCTGTCCGATTAAATCAGTAAAATTCAACTCGGTTATACTTGTCACTTCTGAACCTTCAGGATGGTAATTGACATCATTATCCCAGACCCGAATTTGATTTCCGTTAACTATGGCTATTTCAACACCTGTGTAACCTGAATCCTTAATCCATGACCGAGAAAAGGCATTAAGGTCCTTCGCGAGAGAAACTATATCACTACAAAATAACCCTCTGTAATGGTTCAAAATCAGCCGGTCACTAATATTAATATTAAATGTATAATCGCCTATCAGCTGGAAACAGTTAGTTAAGGCGACAGACAATTTTTGTCCAACTTTCCAGTCAAACGTTAACGGCAGTGGAGCCGGTTTCTCATCAGGGTTTAACGTTACAGGGCCGGTTACAATCACAAAATCCAGCCTTAAATCTGTACCCTGCCAGTTACCAAAAACCTGGTTAATCGTACCGTCCAGCACTAGTCCAGGTGCCGTAATCTTACCTACCAGTGGTAAACCTGATTTCATACCGAGGAATATTTTTATTCTCTTACCAAACAGGTCCTGTCGATCTTGTTGCATCTCTTTCGGGCCAATACCCCATATAGTCAGGTGAGTTTCACCCTGGGGGGTTGATTCACCAAACCTTAGAATGTCAAACTCAATCATCAATGCGCCGGGGTTATAAACTCCATTTTTGTGGCTGCTATACTGCTTCAGTAACACATCAGATTTTCCGTCTTTTGATGGATCAAAAATTTTGATATCGTAATATCGCATTATCTGGTTACCTCAATCAGTCCGTTTTTTTCTCTCCAGTACATATAGGTATAACTAAAGACACCAGAGATTAGATTTATACCGCCAGTTTCAGGTGACCCGATTAAAGCTGTACTAAAAATGGTGTTACCGGAACTATCTGTGATAAGCAAATACCAACGTTGTGCGGTTATATTCCATTTCAACTGGCAGTTATAAACCGTACCATCAAGAACCGGCGTAAACGCCATGCTTTGACGTTCATCCCCTGTAAAAGGGTAATATTGAGATGTCATATTGCCACTCCCAATTTACCAAGTAGACCAGTAATGGCCTCAGAGACAGAGCCTCCAAGAGATGTGTTACCAAGGGCGTTGACAGTACTTGTCCAGTCTGATTCTGTAACCTTGTCTCCACCACCAATTTTCCCAAGAAAGTTATTTACCGCCTGCTCTGCACCAGTTTTAGTGATCAGGGGCTGCTCAAAATCCCACATCCATGTCAGCTGAGGTAATGCATCGTTTCCGCTGGTGACATCCTTTACCGTGCGCAAAATGCAGCGGTTATAGATAACCGATGGGGTAGCAACGATGAATGTTCCGCCCAGGTTGGCGTGTGCCTGTAGGACAGACTGGAGTGCGCTTATCGTTACCAGCTTTGTCATTGCCCCGGTATTTTCGTTAACCGGGGCCTTCATTTCCAGAGCAACACGCAACGGTTGTGCCAGCAAGGCATTCGCTGCCACAACCTGGTTAGCAAAAGGATAGCGGGCAATGTCATAATCTACTATCGTCGCGCCCTGCACTGGCTTCCAATGACAGAAATACTTATCCAGGTCTGTAAGATTTATTGCGCCCCCCAAAAGACCAGTAACAAAACTGGCACTTTGGGTTAATGCGACTATAGGTAACATGCCGCCAGGTATCGCCTGAGCGATACCGTCACACAGGATAACAGGGGATATTTCAAACCCCAATTTGTACATCTCACGAGTAAAACTCATTATCCCATAGCCCCCAGTTGCGCACCGGTAACAATGGCGTTACCACCTGTATTGTTGAATATCTGGATAACCGCGCCCTCGCTAACCCGGCTACCGGCACCCTCTTTCGCTGACATAGCGGAAATAAGTTTTGCCAGAACTACAGGATCATTCAGATTCAGCTTGTCGTTTTCTTTCAGCCCGGTTGTTCTAACAACATGCCTGATATACTCAGCAGTGTCGTTGTTATCATCGCCAGGCTTTTTAGGGGATGGAGCCCATTTATTGATAATCCCCGAAACGGTGTTTACACCACGCGAACCATAAATCTGCAATTGCTTCGCTGCCGCCAAAACACCTTCATCAAGGGTTGGGAAAACAGCAAAGTCACCGCTGCGCGTGTTATGCGTTCCGTAACCTTCTGCCCAGCGCAAATTAGCCGGGTTATTAAATCGGTCAGCAATGGTTCTGCCTGATGCATTAACGTTTGCAGGTTGGGAGTCAATAGGTTTCACGGTTCCGTCTGAGAAAAACCGCTTCACACCCTTTAACCATCCCCACACATGCGGATCATCATCGCTACCTGGCGTATAAGTATTTCCTGTCTTAGGATCTAAGACAGGTTTTGCATTAAGAATTGTCGATTCAGATGTAACACCATCAATAATTCCTGCGGCGTCTGTTTTACCAATAATCCAGTCGACAACCTTCCCAATTACTTTTCCAAGCTTCTCGACTTTTACCATGAAGTCTTCGACATCATTTTTAAAGTCGGGAGAGGCCAGGTAATCACCAAATCGCTGAATACCACCAGCGAGCCCGTCGATCCATTTTCCAAGTTCTGGAGATTGAAGAACGGTATCGATAGCACCAGACAACGCATCAGAGAGTTTTGTCAGTCCAGGGGTAAGCGGGCCAAGTCCACGGATGAACGTGTTTTTGATGCTCTGACTGCTGTAGTCGAGTTGAATATTGAAATCCTGCCATTGCCGGGCCTGCTCATCAGTGATCTGCAGCAACTGAGCATCACGCTTCGCACGTTTCTCCATAGCGTCGATCTCTGCATCGCTCATATTTTTAAAGCGATTGAGGTCGTCAATGCTGAAGAAGCTGGTCAACCCGTAGGCGTTAGCCCCCTGCAACGTGCCACCTGTTTGCGTGAAAATACTCCTGGCGGCACGAATCATCTCCGGCAGCAACTGGTCCGGTGAACGGTCAGGGTTATTGATCCCCATAGCCTGGAATTTCCAGCGCTGGGATAAATCGGCCTGAGTGTCACGAATGGCGCCCAGTGTCGCTGTTGGGTTGGCCACTGCACGCTGGTAGTTAATGGCCGTTGAATCCAGGGCACCAATCGAGGTATTCAACCCCATAGAGGTGAATCGCTGGGCGCTCGCGCTGGATGCCAGTCGGTTTATCCCGAACAGACCACCAGCGCCGATAACGCCAGTGAATAGCCCTACAATTCCGCCCCATGACAGCAGGCTGACTGTGGCGTCTTTGATATGGCCGGCGAACTCTTTTGAGTCCTTTTTAAGTTTGCCAAATATGCTGGAAGAGCCAGCAGTTTTCTTATTCAGGTCACTCTGACGCTTATTGGCATCGTCAAGGCTGGTGTTGATGCGATCGAGGTTATTCACCATCATATTCAAAGCATCAACGCCATCCAAAAAAGCCTTTGTCATCCCCTCTGCTTCTGAGGATGCTTTTGACGTTTCGCGGGCGGTGTCGCCAATACCCTGCGCAGATGCCCGCCATGCTTCGGGAAGATCTTCAAGAGCAGCCTGGTACTCATTGAATTTATCCATAAATGACAGGAATTTCTCATCATTCACGTCAACTTCAATAATGGATTTAGCTGCCATTGAAATAGCCTCTTTCTTTTAACGCAGAGATAATAAAGCGCTGCCTGAACTGGGATGGGCTGGCGTATTCTTCGCCAGCTATTTCCCTTACAACGTCCCTGAACCCCTCGTTAGAGGCCCAGTCTAGGAGGGTATAAACGACGTTTCCTGCGGGGCAGTCTGGTTCGGGGTATCGGTATCCGTTTTCGACGTCAGTAAAGAACCTCGCCACTCCGTAGCGGTCGATAACGTTAACTGACCACCGAACATACCGATCACGCTCCCCACCGTCGGTTTGATGAGTTCCGGTTTCTGAATGGCAGAGGAAACCATAAAAAAAACGATTTCGCCTTCCACCTCACGAAACTCGTCAGCAGAAATAATGCCCTGTTTCATCGCAGAATCTAACGGCACAGATTTCCACTGACCGTTGTCATTGAAAATGACCGTTGTCTGACGCTGGATTTCATCAACAATGTTTGGGCTACCCTGCCCGGTTACCTCCTGTTCCTTTTTAATTTTCTTCCGGAGCATCATTGCAGCTACCCGGGCCGCACCAAGCCCACCAACCTGAGCGATGAAGCTGGTAAACAGACTACCGAGCATCAGGCAATGCTCTTCCACCACCTCATAGGGGAAAGGTGAGGTGTGAACGTAAATGAGAGAGCCGTCATCACGGCTGATCGAACAGACCAGATTAAGTTTTTTATCAATTTTCACGGTCAGATCCACATGTTATCGTTAGTGATGAGGTAGCCGCTGATGGTTACCACGTACCCGGCATCCATACCGTTAAATGGCATCTCGTTAAAGTTGACCAGATAGCAGTTAAGCAGGGTGAAGTTGCCAAATGTGGTTGCGTCCGGGGTAACGACCACCTCGCCAAGCGCTGTGTCCGTCGTAAAGCGCTGTTGATAGCTTGCGGCAAGACCCTGAGTGCGCAGCATGTGGACGGTTAAGGTAACCTGCTGATACGGTACCTGACTGCCAACAGTGCCGGTCATGGTCGGCAGAATGTCCGTTGCAGGACCGTCCGGGCGCATGCTGATCCCGTCTTTACCAAGATAAGATGCGGTGACATTCAGAGCCGGAACATCAGTGATGGAAACCGCTCCACGGACGCGGTTGAGGAATCCCTGTGGTACTAATGAGTTTGCCATGTTATGCCCCTACAAAATTGGTAACGTTCAGGTTAAACGTGATGGACTCGAAGCCACGGCGCGGCGTGATAACAGCACTTAGCCCGTTGTACTTACCCTCCTGGTAATCCGAAGGATTCAGGCTGGAATAGTTAGCAAAAGGAACCGCGTTGATAACAGCATTACCCGCGTAAGAACCTTTCTCGTATTCGGTGTTGAAATCGGACTGAATAAGTTTTGTACCGATAACGCGGCCCAGAATCAGCCCATAGCTAATTCCATTACGCAGCGTTTTCAGTGCGCGGTTTTGCAGGCGGTCAATACCGTTCTGGTCGTAATACAGTGGGTTGGTTGTGGTGTTAGACCCGTTGATCACTTCGTTAGCCAGGTCCAGCTCAAGGTTAATGGCGGCCCATGCCACTGCATACCAGTAGTTAAACGGGTTGCCGTCAAGCATGTGGCCAGCTACCAGCATCTTGTTACTCAGACCACCTTCTGCAGATGACCCGATGTAGTTGATGTGGTTGTCCTGGAGCGTTTTCAGCAACGTACCGTTGTTCTCAACCGGGTATTCAGTCACCCCATACATAAAGCGGAACGCCATCGGCGGTACCATGTTCGACGAACCGGGGTCATTTGACAGCGAGGACTGGAACGCTGCCGCCATCGAAAATTCAGTAGCTGGAATATTCGGAGCTTCGACCCCTGCAAATACGGTTTTATTCTTTGTTGCCACCCAGGACTGATAGGTGGCAATCGTGCTTGTGACAAAGAAATAAACCAGCGATCCGGGGGATGTGTACTGACCCGTGAGCGTTTTGAAAGTCGCTTCAGAATCCCACTCACGAGGTACCAGATACGAAAAGAATTTCTGGTACGTGTTGCCGAGGGAAATATCCTTGTCGATAAAATCACTCAGAGCTGCCACGGCTTCCGGGATGGTGATGTCACCAAGTTCCAGCACATAGACCGCGCGAGCTGCACCCTGCGCCCAGTACGTGGTGTTCATCTGGATAATTTCACCAGCAACAACCGTCTTAACAACGCCCATGGTGGTTGCCGTCCCCGGGTCGCTGCTCAGCGAATAAGTAAATTCCGTCGCGCTGGTAACCGTCGCCTCAGCAGAGCGGTTGTATGCCGCTGGTGCCACGCCAGAAATCACAACAGGCACGGTGCTGCCATTCGTCCAGCCATGAGGCGATGCGAGGGTAACAGTGACCAGATTGGCCGCCCAGACAATGGTTGATATCGTTTTCCCCGGGGCGGTGATAGCTTTCAGATCGTCTTTTGACGTAAGCAACTGATATTCGCCTGCCGCCAGAGTCGTCCCGCCCATGGAGATCATCGCGCCGGATTTAAGCAGCTGCGAGGGCTTCGGCGGATTGGTCACCGATACGTTAATGTTAACAATTGCCATTTAATTATTTCTCCGGATAAATGGACGGAATTGCAGACAGGATCAGCCCGCGGGCTACGTTGCGCATCCGCTGCTGGTAATAATTGACTTTGAATTTGATGGTCTTGCGCATGGCGATAACGTTCAGTTCGTTCTGCGTAACGCGCTCATCCTGCACAACGGGGATGTTCATTACGCCCATTTCTGCATCATCGCGCAGGGTGTACTGCTGAACGTATCGCAGAAAGTCCTCAACCACGGCATTCCTGAGGCCTGTAATCGAAATCGTCACATCCTCGGAAACCAGCTGGTACTGGTTGTCGCGTTCATCGATATAAAACGCCCCGGCGATCGGAGAGACATTGCTGCACCGTATTGTCGCGAAGGGAGGCGACAGGTTCTGCGTGGAAAGCATCGCCGGAAACATTGGCATAAACTGACTAAGCCCAAGCCATACAGGCAACGAACTGGAAACCACAACGTCACTCAGGTCGATATCATCCGCAGAGTTGATAATCTGCGACCGCATATGCGGATAGATCGCCTCCCCTGTGTAGTGATAAAGATTGGCCGGTTCGTTCAGTCCGGTTCGACGGGAGAAAGAAAACTGAATGCCAAAAAACTCGCCGATGTACAGGACGTCCGATCCAATATCGTTGAATGGGTCTATATCGGCCTGCGCAGTAAACGTAACGACGTTTCGGTCGTAGAGTTGTTCATCGTCCTGGATGGTTTCTGTCGTCAGATGAAGGTAGCCTTTGACGTTTACCGTGTCGGGTTCGTTGCCCGGGTTATCAGACAGGACTGAGGCTTTCACCCAGAACACGAAGCCATCAAGCGGGAGAACCTTACGGATATACTTCGTAAACGTAACCACCTGAAAGCGACTGAGGTCGTCAAGCCCCTGCGTCAGAGCCGCGTTAAGCTCTGTTTTTGCATTCTGCTGTAGTTCACTCAGGGAAGGCATTTAATACCCCGCTTACCCAGGCGCGCATTGCCGCCTGATAGTTTCCTGTATCGATAAAGGATGCCCGCGGATCGCCCTTCTTATTTTTAAAGCGCTTAGATATACCCAGCAGCGCGCGTCGGGTTGGCACACCTGACATGCCGTTCATCTCTTCGTTATCCAGAAAGGCCACGAACAGCTCGTGAACGCGTGACATGGATTCCGCAAGAGGATCCCTTAACGGCGGCGCGCCAGCCAGCATATTTTCAAGATTTGCGGCGAGGTCTTTACTCATCAGGTCGGCGATGTCGTTTCCGTACCTGTCAAAAAAGTTCTGCATAATCTGGTATTTTTCTTCCAGGTACTCAGCAACATCCCCGGTCGTGGTGTTTTCATCCTCGTAGGGAATGTCGATAACGCCAAGATGAAAGGTGATCATGACAGCCCCCACAGGCTACCGAACTGCTGGGCAATCATCAGATAGCGGCGCCCCCAGGGGTCCTGCAACATCTGCAGATCGGCCAGAGACAAATCTTTGAAGAAGTCAGGCACAAGACGCTGCGCGCTGGTTGAGTTATCCCCGGCCCCCGTTATCACGCCAGCCCTGAAATCATTCAGCCCATACTCTTTCCTGAATTCAGCAAATACCGACTCAGTACCGTAGTTGACCAGAAACGATGCGCCAAGATTGTAAACGGCAACCTCATACAGGTTGGGCATAACCAGTTCAATATCCCGGTTCACCCATTCCACGGCCGCGTTATACGCAACAACAAAGGACGGAGAGTCATAAGGAACCTGGCTGGCGGTTACGCCCATATCTGTGCGAACGAATATGATGAATGCAGCCAGATTTACGCTCATTTTTTCTTATTCCCGGCTTTCGGAGTAACAATCGTCTCGTTAACGACCTGAGTTTCGTCGCTTTCATCACGGCCTCTGGCCTGCTCAACGCTGAATTCCATATCACCGTCGTAACCCGTACCGCTTTCTCGCAGCGTGCTATCGTGAGCAATAATTGATGCCTGGCGGAGGTTGTGAGCGTTACGCGTCAAATGAACATCGTTGTCGCGAATAGTTTTCTCGATTACCGCTGCCGAAACAGGCTTGTTAATGCTGTAGCAAAGACCGACAAAATCTTTGCTCTGGTCAATTCTTGTCGAATCAACCAGGCCATAAACCCGGTGATGCTGAATAACCGCGTCAACCTCTTCGGTGGAGCCATCAAGAACCATCATTTGTGCGCCGTGCTCAATAGGGATCTGAACAAGTCTCCCTGTCTCCAGCTTGCGATAGGTGAAGATATGACGCTGTTTAGTGGTGTTGGCGATATACAGTTTCATTAGTTACCCTCGTAAAAAAGCCCCCGCAGAGATATCCCTGTGGGGGCCAGTTCATTTCAAACAATGGATCAGGCGCTGTACGCCATAGACAGGATGGTGATGGCTTCCGGACGAACTGCCCAGCCTGCGGTTGAACGCATTTCGGACAGAACATCAATGGCGCCACCCGCGATCGGTGTCGGAATTTCACGCGGGGCAGCCATATCACAGAACATCAGCGCATTCGCGGCAAGAGACGGGGTCAGTTTGGCGAATTCGTTGGTGTTCACGGTGGAATTGACCATCGGCACTTCAACTTCAGGGATGGTAATGACCACCGCGTCTGTTCCGCCCGCACCTTTTCCGATCAGTGTGTCGTCATAAACCCAGTCCACCTGAACATTTGCCCCTTTCAGGACCTCCTTCACGGTGCCGCCAACGGTATCAGTACCGCCACCAGGACGCTGATATGAGGTCAGCTGGACAATCTGCTGGATCTCCATTGCACCCAGAACGCGCTGAGGACCGAGAATAACGACGCGCAACTGGCGACCTAGCTGCATGGTACGGGTCATTGCCGCCTGGACGTGACCGAGCAGGTAAACGGCCATTTGACCGTGATCGTAGGTCAGCACGGTGGTATTTCCGGCGCTGTCTGCCGGTAGTGTTTCGGTTGTTGCGCCAGCAGTATTCAGCAGCCCTTCACCACCAGCCGGATTCATGCCGTACAACAGTGCAGAACGAAGTTGCTGGAAAATACCCTGTCGCATGCCGAGACGCTGAGCTTCAGGCAGAGCAAAATTCCAGTTACCGGCTGCCGCCATGTCGTGGTGATCGTAGATACCACGGCAGCGGAACAGGTAAGTTGGGGTGGAAATCATCCGGGCATCAAGTGCCACGCTCGGCAACTGGTTGGCGTTACCAGACTGGCTGGAGGTTACCTGGGTGCGAATATCCAGGCGGCGCATGTAGGCGTACTGGTCGCCAACGCCAAGTCGGACCTGAGGATTACCGCTGGCGATAGTTTCAAATGCACCTGACGCCTGCTGGTAACCGAGGATCATTTCCGGCGCGATATACGACGGATTGACGATAGTGTAGCTGGGGGTAATTGCAGCCATTTAATTCAGCTCCCGATTAAAGTAAGACCAGCGCGCAGCTGTCGTTGTTATTCCAGGTCAGGAAACCGGTTGAGCTGTCATAGGTGACAGTTTTGGAGTTACCTGTTTCGACGGCGAGCACTTTCACTGGCAGTGTGATGTCGGAAAGCGTTACCGCACCGATGGTGCCCTGCGTGGTCGCTGCACCGCCAGGTGCTGTCGCCGGGGTGTAAGTAAAGGTGGTTGCACTCGGTACAGACAACACAACAACGGTGCCGTTGTACGCCGATGGAGCAACGCCGCTGATTTTTACGTACTGGCCAGCCGTCAGGCCATGCGCTGAAGCAGTGGTGGCTGTAGCCACGCCAGACGCATAGGTCACGTCGGTAGTTGCAATATCAGCGCCAGCAAAACCCGCTGCGGCGGCAGTGGTGAGTTGGTTGTTGACGAAGTCCCACGCCAGCGCCGTTTTCACCGACGCGCCGGAAGTAGCCAGCGCGACCACCTGAGCAGACGCTTTCAGCGGAACACGCATGTTTGATCCCAGACGGTAAAACGACACACTCATACCGGATGCGTATAGCGGAACCGGCGACTGTGGCGTGGTCAGGCCATTGTGCGCCTGATTGAAAACGGTAAAGCCTTCCAGTTCAGCCACACTGGCGGCACGACGAATCGTCGATCCACGAGGGCTTGACTGATTGCCGGGTAAAAGTTCTGCAACAGGAACACCACCCCAAAGAGGTTTGGTTTCAGTAGCCGCTACCGTACCGGATGAAAGATTGAAACGGTTTGCCGGGTCGTCCAGTGCAATACCCTGAACATAACCGTCAGACTGTACACCGAAGGACCCCAGAGCATTCGTGGTTGCCATCGGGTTAAGAGATAAATAAGACATGCTTCAGCGCTCCCGTTAAGCCTGGTTGTTAAAACTGGTGACCTGACGTTTACCAGACTGGAACGGTGCCCAGGTGGCAGCAGGATCGCCTTCAAAGGTGCTAATCTGGCGACCAGTAGCATCAGCGCGCTTAATTTCACGCAGCATGCCAGGACCAACCGACAGACTTGCTGATTTCTGCGCATCGGCGTAGATCTGTTTTTCCGCCACATTCAGCAGCGCGGAATCAGCGATAGATGACAGGTCAACAGACTTGAAGTCAGGCGAATGCTCCTGAAGCTGAATCATCAGGCGGCGGCGGTACGACAGCGGTTTTTCACCGGACAACGGCACAGGAGCACGTTTGCCAAAGCATGAGAAAACGCTATCAGCCTTCACCTGTGCATCGGCGACTTCGTTACGCTCTTCATCACTCAACTCGGTTGGGATGCGGGAACGCAGGTCGGCGATCTGCTGACGCAGTTCAGAATCAGCCTTTTCTTTCGCCATACGCTCTGCCTCTTCGGCGTCGGCCTTCTCTTTGGCTTCTGCGTCTGCTTTTTCTTTTGCGGCTTTCTCTTCCGCGTCAGCTTTGGCTTTCGCCTCTTCGGCCTCTTCGGCCTCTTTTGCCTCAGCATCAGCCTTTTCTTTCTTGGCTGCTTCTTCGGCATCGGCCTTGGCTTTCAGGTCTGCTGCTTCTGAGTCAGCCTTAGCCATGCGTGCGTCAATCGCCTTATTAATCAGCGCAACGATTTTTTCCTCGTCCATTATTTCAGCCTCATTTGGAATGGAATCAGATTTAACACCAGTAGGGGCAAGGAGTTTGTCCCATACGCCCTGTTCACAAATTGCAACGTGGTCGAGCAGCTCGGGGGATGGCTCCACCAGCAGAGGCTGACCGTCGACAATGATTGATTTAGGTACCTCAACAAACTTCACAGTTGGGGAGGTGCTTAATTGCCTGGTCGCCATAATTTCGGCAGCCTCGGCGTCGTATACGCGCGCAATGGCCCACACCTCGCCATTATCAGCAACCCAACTGTTGGTCAGGGTGCCGATAACGCGTTTTGCGAACTCATCACTATCGAGCGTATTTTTCTCGGGGTGCAGCCAGATTAGAGGTAACCCGGCAACCCGCTGGAGAAATTCGGGGGTGAGATAGTCATCCGGGTTACGGAAGGTCATCTGTTGATCTGCAGAGCGCCAGGTAACCCCTGTTCCGGTCACCCGGATGGCGAACATCCACATGTTGATAAAGTATTGCGGGCTGCTTAATGTCCCGTCAGCGATGAGTGCGGCGACTTCCGTTTCATTGAGTGCCTGCTGCGCCAGCATCTCAGCGAATGGCTGATGGAGTGGCGTTGGCAGGTCTTCAATGTGGAACCACCCGGCGGCCAGCGATTCATCGTTGAGCTTCGCTTCGAACTTTTCCGGCACTTCGGCGCGAAACGTCAGATAATCGCCGTAAACGCTGTGCGGGGTCAGCGGGCCATCGTACTGATAACCCACCTCTTCCAGCACTTCGCGGCGCGCAGCGTCAATAGCCAGTTCACCCGGTTCGACCGTGCCGCCGGGCTGACACCACGTGCCATCATCTGAGCGCTGGATCAGGAAGACGAAATCACCCTGACGAAACATTATCCCGCTGCCAAAAATAGCCACGTTTTAATGCTCCTATGCTTATTTCATAGACGCCATGAACTTCTGCCCCTTCTGGGTAAGCATGTGTTCAGGAATACTCCGTAGGTTGTACAGGTAGGTTACGTAACACCGGCAAAAAACCTCTTCACCGGGCTGCGTAATTTCATCGAGGTAGCCAGAAGGCCCAACCTTCACGTAACCGTTTTTTTGCGCCCAGTTACCGCGGATGAGATAGACCACCTTATCGCGCTCTTTGTGATCTTCCCGGTAGTCATAACCCGCCTGGCGCCAGTGACTATGCCACTCGGCAGCTATGGCGTTATTACTGGCAGCTATGATGTTGTCGATGTTTGCAATGAGTTTATGGTTCTGATCAATCATCACCCGGCGCGCTTCAAAATCAATTTGCAAGGCGCTTTTCTGAATGTGATCACAGTTGTAATTAACCCCGCTTTTGGAGGATGGCGACAGTCCACCTCCTACGTAATCCTGCACAGGGATGCTGGTAGCCCACCCACTAAATCTCTGAACAGTTTTGTTTATCGCTCCTGTGCGGTTTAACTTAATTAAGTCGGCGCTAGCCAGGATGCGTCTATCAAGCTCGCTTCTTAACTTCGGCTCCATGTAATTCAGAGTAAAGCGAGACAACCCTGGATGCCGATCCAGAGCCTTAGCCCTGTTAATCTGCATCTCATAGGTTGATCTAAGCTTGTCTGACACCCTTGATATGTAGTCATCATGGGTTTCGCTTTCTGCCGCTTGGCGAATAATTCCCTGCCATCGCTCCAGTTCCTCTCTCGAGGTATAGCCATTGCGCAAGAAAAATTTAACCGCCTCTCTTACTGTTCTGGAGAATTTGCTCATAGCATCATCCCGCCGCCCGGCTCTTCAGCTTTTGGCGGCTCCGGCGGTGGGTTATCTTTCAGTGATTCGTAATCGAGGTTAAGCCGCTGAGGAAAAAGGTTCTCATTGGCGTTGGCGTTTTCACACGCCCACTCGATCAGCGTCGCGCGGTTTTCTGGGTCAGCCGTGAGCTGCGGAAGCACTACCTCCAGCATGCTGACGATCGCCCTAAAGCGCGTCTCGTCGACCTTAACCTTCTCGCTTTCCGGCTCTTTCAGGGAGGACGGCCAGCGATATTCGAAGTTGTTTATCCAGCTCGCGAAATACACGCTGTAGGTGTTTTTCAGCTCCGGGAAGTCGGCACGCAGCGACTGGAAGAACTCAATGCTCCAGGCGCGGTACTGGCACACTCGGATGAAGAACGCGTAAAGCGGATCAAGCCACTCTCGGATGTTGTCGATGTACACCGCTACGGCGCGGGCATCCTCAGTGCCCTCACCGAAACCCTGGGCGAATGTTTCAGAGTTGAGGATGATCGCTGGCATGTCGGCGGCGGCGGCCACGTTCTCGAGAATGTGCTTACGCGCAGAGTCGAGAGGCTTTTCCAGATTGCTCAGGTCGATTGACTCGATGTTGTCGCTCTCGCCGATCTGCAGGACCTCCCCCGTCTTCCCGCGCTTCAGCATCATGCGCTTAATGCCGCTGAGTTTCTGCATCATGTTGTTGACGACAGAGCTTGGACCCTTGATTTTTGTCACCAGCAGTCCACCTTTCACTGCCACCATGTCGTCGGTGCGCATGGTCTGGATGAAGGATTTCAGCGGATACAGGGCGCGCTGGTAAACGCTGCGACCATTGAAACCAAAAGCAGCAGCGTTATACGCCAGATAAATAGGGTCTTCGTTCTGCACAACGACGCATCGTGACTTGTGATATGGCCTACCTGCCACACGGATCCCCTCGACTTTCTGGAAGTCTTTAGCATTTGGATCCTGGTTTAAAACAATGCTGCCAGCGGTGTTGAGCGGGTCAAGAATGTTAAAGCTGACGTTGTGTTTGTACAGCGTGCGGTAGTCCAGAGATTCATTCGGCTCCTGGTTGTCCACCAGCATAGCCACCGCAGACACACCGTAAATTCGTGCAATACGGGCGGCGTTGGCGATATGCTGGTTTGCCCCAAGCGCTTTCCACTCGCGCTCAAATGCGTCACGCAAACGCTGTTCAAGACCAAACGACTGCGCCACGTGAATGGTGCGCGCTTCGTTCATTGCCATCTTGATCGGGCGGTCCACCATTTTCCCGCCCAGAGGGTGGTAAAGGTAGACTGTTTTGCAGGTTTGATAGCCAGCCTGAGAACCAGGCTGAATATCGTCGCTATCCAGCAACGCCATCAGCTCTGAATGGGAGCAGCTACCGATATCGAAATCATCTTCGTTCATTGGTTTTCTCGTCAGAAGCCTTCGCCGTTACCAAGCCCAAGAGCGATGCCGTAGTTAAAACAATCAAACAGGTCATCGTCCTGATTCTCTTCACCAATGATGAACTGAAGAACCTGCGTCAGAAGATGGTTTTTCTTCGACTGCTTGTATTCGACAATCTTTTCATAGGCGTATTTTGAAATGCGGACTTTCCCAGAGGCGACATATCCGGATATGTTGATTGCGCGGGATTCCTTTGGCAGTGCGGTTAACTCACTGTCTATCGGGTGAACGTTCCATCCCTCATTGGCTCCCTGTTGCAGTAACGTGATGCCCGTAGCTTTATCTTCAATAAAAAGTCCCGTGGTCCCCATCCTTGCGAGGCATATTTCACTGAGGTGTTTTGCTTTCCTAATCCACTGCGGCACTACATCTTTCAGGAAATACCCGTCAATCTGGATAATGTCCCAATCAAGGATGACCAGACACGGCGTTGGAAAATTGATAAGTGCGAACCAGATGCAGGCTGAACCATCGTTCTGTAGCTTGCCTTTCTGGGCGCAGTCGACAACCCCATAGACGGTATCGCAACTCGCCGGGTAATCGACTGGTGCGTCGTTCTCGAGCAGCCAGTCCATCTTGAAAAAGTTCTGCCCGCGCCAGTCCACAAAATCAGCGTTATATTCCTGCTGAACCACCAGCGGCGGGCGACCATCAATAATTCGCGCCAGCGCAGCCGGATTAATAGTCGGGTTGGCAGCGGTCGGCGCGTGATGCTCCTCCCAGCCCATCGATTTATCGTTACAGGCCTGATAGAAAAAATTCTCGTCATCAACGCCTTTCGGCGTACCGGCCATGACTGCATCGCCGTCAAAGTCGAGCAGTGTTGGCTCAATTGCCTGTTCCCAGATATCACGCATGCCTTTCTTAACGAGGCTTCCCTCATCAATAATGACTTTGTGATATTTACGGGATCGACCAGCATCAGGGTTATCCAGCGTCCAGAACTCGACCTGTCCCCCACCAATGGTTTCGATAATCGCATCGGTCTTACTGGAACTAATCGTGATCGGCTTTAACAGGTCGCGTATAGCTTTAAACGACGGCAGCAGAATTTTATAAGACGGCGCAAACCAGCCTACACGCATCTGTCGTGCTGCCCAGTTCCCTCCAGCCTGTTCCAACATCGTTGTCTTGCCGTAACGACGTCCGGCACGGATAACTTTTCGTTTTGCAGGTGAACGATAAATTTTCTTTTGCCCTGCATGGAACGGCAGGAACTCAATAACATGTTCAGTCGCCATCAGGGGAATTCACCAGTTTAATGACCACTGTCGGCTCGTCGTCTTTGCCCTTGCCCTTACGCTTAAGCTCAACTTCCTGTTCCAGACGTTCGGCTTCGGCGGTGCGTTTTCGGATTTCCAGATCCAGCAGCCGTTGCGCCAGTTCGGATTCAGTCAGGCCCAGACGCCGCATTATCGCTTCAAACATTTTTTCGCGGCTGATGGTCGATATCTCGATTCCACCTTTCACCAGCTTGGTACCGGAGTATGCCAGGCGGGCTATTGGGGGTAGTTTGGTTGTGTCAGCAAAATACGTCCTGCCAACTCCATCACCATTGCAGCGAGGGCAATCAGGATTAGGATCGCGGTTGTGGTTGTAGCCATATCCGCCAGCATCGTCCGGATCTTTCCCTTTTTTGGCTTTTGCCTCCGCTTCCCTCTCTTCGAACTCGATAACATCACGCCATTGGTAGTTATGACCAAAGCCCCAGCAGTAACGGCAACATCCCCGGCGATATTGCGAGATTTCGTTAGCGTCGAACGTAGCGAGCTGCCACATCTTTTCGAGCACTTCATCTGCACTCGCCAAAGTGCGCACAAGTGAATCTCTTTGCTGGTGCGCAATTGCCTGCGCAACGTGAGGTACTGTTAGGAGTTGCCTACCATAACTTGCGTCACTGTAACCAGCGCGCTCGGCTGCGGCTGTCGCGTTCTGGTCTATGAGATATTCAGCAACGAAGCGTTTCTGTTGGGGAGTCAGTTCACTATCAAGAAGTTTCTCTGCGCTTTTTCTTGCCTGCGCAGTGCGCATTTTTTTCTGCGCAGATTGTTGCGCATTTAGCGCAGTCGGTTTTTTTATGTAGCGGCGGGCAGATGTGTAATTCAGTCCCTGCGCTTCACACCAGTTTTTGGGGGAAATACCGGATTTAGCATGCTCGGCGAGGAACTGGTGTTGCAGTGCTCCCCAGTCCGGTTTTGCCATATCTGATCACCTGCCTGTTTGTCATTATCGCAGACACTCATGGAATGCCTGCTGTAATGTCAGTCTTTCAGGAATTTTTCAGTGTTATAAACTCGATCACCGACGAGTAGCTCAGCGCCCGTATTTGTCACTACGACCTGGCTATGTGGGTTGGCGTTTTCATTAAGCCACTTAATTAGCGGTTCGGAAGCATCAGCAAACGCATCAACTGGCTGTTCGTAGATCGGAATACAGTTAATTTCATCAATCCGATACGTCCTAACCGATTTTGTCTCTATGGAGTCAGGAGATGGAGCCAGGGAAATAAAATCGCTACCCTGAAGTTTCTGAGGTTTAATTGGCTCTTTAGAGTAGCCGGTGAAGAATGGTTTTTTGGGTTTATTCATCAGTTCTTCAATTGCCGATTTATCTTTGGATTGTTCGAATAGCTCAATCTTCCAGTATTTGATCAACTTAATTTCCATTACCGTTCCCCGTTACTTTGTCGTAGGTTCGCTCGCAAGTACTGCCGGCGACATAACGCTCATCAGCCTCTTTTGCGAATTTTCCCGCCAGATCGTCAGCTTCGCTGAGCAACTGGGCGAGCAATATTCCGGCCTCGGCTTTTGCCTGGCTTGCTGCTGCAAGGGCGGAAACTCTGCCGGTTTCACTTGTTGCGAGTTGCCGTTGTATTTCGGCGAGCTGCTGTTGCAACCCACCGCGAGCACGCTTAGCAGCGTCAGCATCAGCCTGTACTTTTGCCAGTTCTTCATCGGCTTTCTCTCGTTCCTCATCAACGGCGCGCTGGCGGCGCTGCTCTTCTGCTCTTTCGGTAACTTCACGCTGCAATGTGATGGTCGCATCAGTAAGATCACGTTGCGCCCACTGCAATTTCCAGGATGAGTCCGCCTCCTGATACCCGCGTGAATAACACCAGTAAGCTGCCGCGCATAATAAAAAAGCCACCAGCAGTATTTCTGCAGGTGGCTTCCAGTAAGCCTTCACTGGTCTATCCCCCAGCACGTCAACGCGCTTTCCTGGTCTCCTCGCTCTACCTGGCCATAGCACCCATTTTTCTGGCCTTTGGTCAGTCGACAGTCGCGGCCACCATCTTTAATCCACCAGCGAATAGCTTCACATGCGCCTTTACGGTCGCCAGCATTAATTCGCTTATAGAACGTAGACGGGAAACATTTTCCGGGGCCAATGTTGTAAGGGCAGAAAGAAGCAATACCTGCTTTCTGTGGTTCCGTCAGCGGTACCTTGATATTTCGTTCTACCCAATCCAGCGCCTTATCGCGCTCGATTGCGTTTACCTGATCGCATTTTGCCTGCGTCAGCTTCATACCCTGGATAACGGGTTTACCATCAACCATCGTGGCGCCACGGCAAATAGTCCACACTCCGCCACCATCACGATACGCAGTCAGACTGTTACCCTCTTTTTCATCGAGAAACTGGTCGAGAATCACTGACGCAGGAGCGCCGGCAAGTACCAGCCCCAAAACGGCAGCGCTTAATTTTGTTTTTGTCGAGGCCATAGTTATTTTGCTACCTCGCCAGAGATGCGTTTCATTGCCTCTGTCACGATCTCAGCCGCCGCTGGGCGATCACGACCTGGCTTAACGGCCACATCAGCAAGGTACTTAGCCAATAACTGCGTTCTTTTTTTTTCTTCATCAAGCCGTTCACGTTCTTCTTTACGCTTCGCGTAGTAGGTCTTAATGGTGAAATAAGCCGAAATCAGAGCGCCTAGGATAAATACATAATCTTGCAAACTCAGAACAGAAAAAAAACCAAGCAGCCCTGACCACCAGTACGGCATGTTATGTCCATCGGTTGGGTTCATACGTTGCATATCCGCACCTCCGTAATCGGGGCGCTGTGTGTTGTAAGGGATCAGGCTATCGGGCTGTATATGCTACGGGGCAATGTCGAAGATGGAACCCGGAGCCTGATATAGAGGCGGGCTCTGCGCAAGCGCCTGTCGGATTGGGTTATGAGCCGTCCGTCAGTGAGCCCTGAATATGATGAAGCCCCGGTAAATACCGAGGCTATGAATTCTTTGCCACTTCCCTGAGTGGCCACGCTCATGCCCTTGAGATGCTGTCGCGTCATCGCCGCTGATAACCGGTGCGCATCTGGCATTCACGCTGCTTTACCGGAGCTAATTTTGATCTATGAACCCTTACCCATCACTACACAGGCTCGCCATTACGCGACTCGGGGCAGCATCATGACTGCTGCATTGCCTTTCGACTGCGGTCTTTCCTTTTAGCTATTTCATTTTCCCATCCTCCAGAAACAACAAAACCCGCTTGATGGCGGGTTATTAATTTTTATCTATCGCTGCGGGTGTAGCTTCGCGAGCATAGCTGAATTCAAGCAATCCCCGCGCAACTTTGCAACCGGAATCGATCAGCTTTTTTATCGAATACATCACACATTGGTAAGTACAACATGGCTTCTGCCATCTGCAACCAGACATCAATTCGACTTTCACAGGTACGTAGGCACCATTCCGGGTGACGAGTATTCAGTTCTCTTGCCATAGCCTTCTTACTCATACGCTCCTTGTACCGATCAACTACCAATTTAAAAAGGCGCTGATGACCTGTCCGAACCAATATTTCACCGATCACAGCATCCATTAACAGGCCTTCTTCATCGGTACAGAATGCCAGGTTGCTTTTTTCTTTTCCGGAAAGCATGTCCAGAAAATATGACATCAGTTCACCATGATCCAGACCTGATGATTTGAGGTGCTTCAACACCTGCTGAATGGCAGTTTTACTGACTTTTTTTGACGCGAGAAGGTTATTAAACATGTGGCCACCTGAGCCGGACCCAATATATGACCATCGGCCCCACATACGAAGTTTACCCTGAATCCAGACTGACTCGAGGGTGTTTAATCGCAGCATTTCACCCCCCTTGCCTGTCGTTGATGGGTTAATCATATAAACGCCTCCTCTCTCCAGATTTGTTGGGTACGGAAAACACCCTCGGCGTGATATAGCCTAAGAATGTCCTGATCAATATCGGTTTTTACACGGCCATCGATTACGTCATGACAACAGTTGCAAGCAATTGCGCCTTGCATGTCATGTGGTTTGATTCCCATCCCGCAGGTGTCACTCATGCGATAATGGGCAAGAACGCTGGTTTCTGGATCAAAATTGCAGATACCTGGAATGCGCACAGTACACATGCGACCGCGCGCCTGTTTGGTGAGATCGATTTTCTTCATGCGGCGTAACTGAATAATTGTGAGGCGGCGTTTTCTGCAGCCTGCTGGGTGGGAAATGTACGGAACAAAATATAATTCCATAGCACATCAAGTACGGATTTATAGAGTTGGGAAAACTCGAGATCGTCCATTTTGGCGAACGATATGGATTTGGGTTCGTTGCGGGTAGTACCGTCTGGCATTTCGTATTGAGTATAAAAACCCGCCTCAATAGTTACCCAGGCGCGAAAGGCTTCAAAGGATTTTACAGCGCTGATATTACCGGCGCGTTTTTCTGCCTCTTCACGCAGATACTGATCGGCCAGTTCCTGGAGTGTTTCTTCATGGCCAGCATAATGGGCCACCACCTGCACATACCCACGAACCAGTTTTTTATCTGCCGGGGATATTGCACCGCCCGACGGTTGCCAGTAATCGAAACCAAGATTCAGAAGTGCAAAAAATTTACGGTGAAATGCCGCATTACGTGCCTGTTTAAAGTCAGCATATAAAACAGCACCAAGACGGAATTTTTTCTCGATAAATTCCCGTGCGTCAGGCGTCGCCGGAATTAATACTCCGCCTGCTGATTTTACAAATGAATACTGCGCCATTGGTTTCCCCTTTAGCGCAGCAATTGCTCAGAAATACAGATGCCGGGTGTTCAGTCCGGTACCATAATTATATCTTAGTTTTGCCTCTTTGAACAACGACACAACCTGCTTGTTCTGCCAGCTCTAACAAAGACTTAAGCGATGCTACGTGCTCATCATCGTAGATGTTCCTGAGTGCTGTCACCTTACCATTCTTGCAGGTTATGAGAACGCGACCGTTATCGGGGAGATGTTCCCCTACCTCCGTCTTTTTGAACACGTTCCCTCCCTCACAAGAACACTGTATAAACATACAGTATATATACTCCCAAGTGGCAGTAAGTGCAAACTTTTAAAGGCACAAAACGTTAAAATATCAAGCGTGGTTATTTTGTACCCACCTGTTTAATAACGAAAAACCGCCATTATCTGGCGGTTCATCTCTAAGGTTTTAGGGTGGCGTGACATGTCACATTGTCAGTTTTACCGCATGCCATCCGTGTGTAACCCAGCACTGAGAATCACCTGCGCATGGGCATGCTTTAACCGGTAATGAGTCACCGCACTTGTTGCATTTATTTGCGCGGATTGATTTTATCCGCCCCTTTACACGCGCATCATCCTGGCGAATGAGAAGCGCTATATATTCCCCCATTTCATACGGTGCACGGCCTGGTCGACGCTCTGCGCAGTTTCGAGCTAGCATTTCCAGTTCCTGCGCATCCAGCACCAGTTCAAGTTTCCGCCCACCAGCAGCAGACTGGCGGGCACGCTGTGCTGCTTTGCGCTCTGCTGCTGATTTTGCCATTACGCGGCCTCCCTGCTTACGCATAATTCAGGCAAATTAGCCTTCACCAGCGCCTCTGCAAACGGCGGTGGCACGGCGTTACCGCATCGCGCAACCTGCTTGTCTTTCGCATACTTCTTGCCCCGATAGTCCTGGTCGATTATGTACCACTCCGGGAAGCCCTGCGCGCGGTATAGCTCGTGAGGTTGCAGCATACGCATGCCAATATCAACGATGCGGTAAGTTATGCCGTCAACTGTCACCAATCCGTCGCAATCCTCGCCGCAATATTCCCGCAGGAACGCCAGCGTTTGCTGCGCGCGGTGCTCATCATACCCATCAGCTGCCAGCGTGGTTTTCACCTCGCCAACGTGCTGGCCACCAGCGGTGACCGTCGGCATAGGTTCGTTTGTGCGCTGCCCGTCGCGGCATGTTCCGCGTAGCTTCACCAGATGCGAGGCGACAACAGCATGGTGATCGACGGTAGTGACCGAGTGAGCCGGTTCGTCCAGGCTGACGCCCGGCCCGGTATAGTTCCCGCCGTAATGCTTCGCCAAAAACGCGCTCACCGTTGCAAACTTATTGCCCCCGGCTGTAACGGTGCCCAGCGGGTTGTCCAGTCGCAGCACACGCGGTTCTTGTCCGGGACGTTCCCCATAGCCCATCTGAATCAGCGTCGGCGTCACCAGCTGCGATTTGCCGTCACCACCAGCTGTGATGGTTGCGCTCGGTTCGTCTGCCCGGTGTCCGACACTGGCCCCAAACTGGCGGGCTATCACTGGCGCAACCAGGCAGGCGCGGGATTGCTTCAGAATGGTGTGAGCAGGTTTATCCAGTGGGCGCGGTTTAGCCTGGTATTCACTACCACCATTACCCGCCAGGAATGGTGTCAGTGCAGCCTCAACAATCCCGAGTGCATGCCCATTCCCGCCCGGGCGTTTTGACGTGCCAGCGGTAACTGTCGGTACCGGTTCGGTAATGGGCTGGCCGGTTGCGCCAGTACGGAACTTTGTCAGATGTGGAACGGCTAACGCGTAGCCGTGGGTTTTGGTAATGGTCTGCAAAGGTTCGCCCAGCGCTTGACCTCGGAAACAGTCATAACTCGTTTTAGTGCTGGTGTGATTGCACTTCACGATAAACGGCGACGCACTGTCGATAACAAAGCGCTGTATGCCGCGCGCGATCCGCTTCAGGGTATTTTCTGCCAGCGGCTTTTTGCGCTCAAATATCGATAGGGCCGGAATTGACCAGTCGATACACTCCGCAGCTGTACGCCATGGCGCCAGCCTGCCAGCCTGAACCGCAGGTGATTTCGGATCCCCATGCGTTGGTTCCGGCCACACAATCGGCTTCCCATCACGGCGCATAACCATGAAGAAACGTTTTCTGATTGTCGGTGCGCCGTAGTCGCAGGCGCGAAGCTCTCGATACTCAGCGACATAGCCCAGACCTTTAACCAGTCGAGCTGCGTCATCACTATCAAGCGATATATTCAGAAACTCACAGCACTCCACCAGCGCAGGATGATCTGCAGGAATGCCGGTTGTCAGCATTGCGACAAAGGCGTTAAAAGTTTCACCAATTCGAGTTGGGTCGGGACGCTGTTCAACTGGCTCCGGTGGTCCGATGAATTCATCAAGAAAGCGATCCGCGTGACTGATGAATGGCATTTCACGTAATAATGGTCCCCACGTTTTAAACTCTTCGACGTTCTCCAGCATCATCACCCGCGGTTCAACATCCAGCGCCCAGCGTAAAGTTACCCATGCCAGACCTCGTATAGACTTCTCTACCGGCTTAGCGCCCTTTGCCTTTGAGAAGTGTCGGCAGTCAGGGGAAAGCCACACCAGCCCGACACGATGCCCGGCGGTAGCCACCTTTGGTCGAACCTCATACACAGACTCGCAATAGTGCAGCGTATCAGGGTGATTCGTAGTGTGCATCGCCACGGCGTTCTCGTCGTGGTTAATTGCGATATCCACGCTGCGTCCGATAGCCAGTTCAATACCGGTTGACGCACCGCCACCACCAGCAAAATTATCAACGATGATTTCTCTCACGCGTATTTCTCCATGGCGATGGCCAGTGACCGGGCCGCTGCAATGATGGCCGGTACCGGCATTTGTTCCAGCCACATGCGGTTGATGTGATGCTTCAGGCGGCGCTGGTGATGTGCCGGGAGATCCCCGGCGTTTTTAACCTGAGAAAAAACCATTTTCACTTCCGCTGGCCAAACCGTTTCAGAAATATTAGGAAGAAGTAAGTTTTCCAACTCAACAATCCGACGATATGCATAACCCAATAAAGCGCCCTGTAGCTCAGCGTTCATAGTGCCTCCGCTTTTTCATTTGCATATTTTTTTAACGAGAAAGCCAACCTCGCAGATGCAATGGTTACATAGTCGGGATCAAGGTCGATGCCTACAAAATTGAACCCCTCTTCAATCGCAGCGCGTCCGGTGCTTCCGCTACCCATCCACGGATCCAGCACAGTGCCGCCAGGCTGAGTGATGAGCCTGCAGAGATATTTCATCAGCGCTATTGGTTTAACTGTCGGGTGATTATTTTTCGCCCCCTTCGTACGACCAGCGCCAGCGCGCGGGTCATTAATACCTACGCTTCCCTCTTTACGTCCTCCTGTCATATCGCTGGCAGACATCGCTATAAAACGCTCGAGCCCCTCATCACGTTCACTCGGTTTTACTTTGGCGCAGTAAAAGAATCTAGCCGCATTGCCTTTATCACCATGGTGAACGGTAGCGACACGCTGGCGCATTCCAAGAACTTGCCCAGTAGAGGCCGCTGAGGGTTCATTACCTGTTACCGGCGCAGCAGCACCGGCATTAGTAGGGAAACAGGAGATCACATCATCACTACCATCATGGATAATGTTCGCTGGCCAACGGCCTCCCACAGATTGTTCATAGTCTGCGGCTGGATCTGTTCCGTCGCGTTGATGAGAAAGCAAACAACCAGAACCACCAGATAATTGCTCTCCGGTTGGAATGCGGCAGGCGTTGATATTAAGTGCGCCGGTACCATGCGCTACCATGTTTTCTGCAACCGTTGTTTTAAATGGCTTGCGAGCCATTAAGATTGGTTCATGTGCTGGTTTAAGTGCAGTCCCCCAGCCGTCCCATTGGCCATCTAGATTATGTGACTTCGGGAAACCACTACCGTAAATCCAAAGAATTTGGTCACGAATTTCGAAACCAGCATCCTCGGCATTTACAACCAGACGGTGATAGGTTCGAGACCCACCAAATGCCAGAAGATGACCGCCGGGCTTCAATACCCGCAAACATTCCTGCCACTGCTCTACGGATGGAACGTCGTAATCCCATTTATGATTTTGGAATGAGAGCCCATAAGGTGGATCAGTAACAATCGAATCGACTGAATTGTCAGGTATTGACTTAAGCACCACCTCACAACGCCCCACATGCAACTGGTACGTCATGGTCTCGCCCCCTCAAGCGTCACTGCAATTTCTTCAAAAAATCTTTCCCGGGTATGGCTAGTCATTGCTGGTACAAACGCGCTCATTAGCCTTGACTGGTCACAGTTTTCATCATCAACGAATAGGATTATTTTTTTATCGAGGCGTGTTTTTGCTTCCTGCAATTGCTCATTTTTGCTGGCTCGCTGGATGTAATCAGCAATAATTACAATGGCTTTATTTGTATATTTTTTGGTGAACTCAGTCATGAGATCCCCCGCATCTTCCAGTTGTTTATCCACCAGATCCCCCTTCGTGCTGCTGCCGCCAATAATTCAAACGTTGTCTGAAAAACTCCCGATAACTCTCCGGCGTCGCGTCAATGTGCTGAATAACCGTCTGGCGTGTAACTTTCCGTTCATAGAGCTGACGAACGAGCGCGGCGGCGCGCATGTCGTAATGCTCCTTGAGTTGGTATTCTTGCGGCCATTTCGCACGATTGAGCGGGAGACCGGGCGGGAGGTAATCCGATTGCCCGGTCATGCCTTAAGCCCTCATGTTCTTCTCTGAGTGAACGTAGAAACGGGGATCAACGCTTTTCAGCGTGAAGTGTGTAACGGGCATGTCGTCATGCCGCTCAATGCCAACAAAGTTCGACATGCAAAGCGCAAAGACGCGTTTCTGTATTTGATCCAGACTTATTTTGATGTCCGGGTAATATTTTTTAATCGCAGACATGATCCCCTGATATGAGAGCGTTTTACCCTTCATAATCGCCACCAGGTATTCAGCCGGCAGTTCGCTGGATTTTTGGGGTAATTGGGATTCAGTGGGATTCTCAATGGGTTTTATGGTATCCAGAAGCAGACGACAGCGGCTGGTAATACCTACCCTATAGCCCGTTTTTTTGTCGTAATTCTCTTTGCTTCCGGAAGTCCACACAGTTGCCGTTTCGCGAAGTTTTACTGTCTTCTCTCCACCTGAATAAATAACGGTTCCGGTATGCGTCTTACTGAAACACCGTGGGTTGGTTTCAACAGGTTTTGATTTTTTATTTTTTGGGGCCGCGCGAGCAGTTAATCCCGGAACAGGAACCGGACGCGGGCAAGGTACATAAACCGAACGGCTGCGAGCCCTGGCACCTGCGTTCATCCGCCAGATGATTACGTTCGTCCAGTCACAGGCATCGTCAACTGTCGCTACTTTAGGATAAATTAAATCGGTCATTGGTCTTTCCTCATTGTATTTCACGCTGGTCAGGCGTTTTAAAATGCGTCGGTGTTGTACTTCTCTGCATACTTACGGTGCGTTTTTCTGGGTTTTGCGGCCTCCAGTTGAATCCGTGTTTTTTCTTTGCCAATGTGCTGGTCGATCGGCAGAAAGTGACCGTTTTTAAACTCCTGGTAAACTACGGTACCAGCAGCTGCAAAACGGCATTTACCGAGGATGACCTCAGCTACACCTGCAGCCGGGCTTTCGGGGTTATAAACTTCATCCCTGTACAGAAACAGAATGCTGTCAGCATCCTGCTCAATAGAGCCTGAATCACGCAGGTCTGACATTACCGGGCGGCGCTGTGCCGCCGGGCGCGCATCTACGGCGCGGGAGAGCTGACTCAGCGCGAAGGTTGGCGTGTGCAGGCGCATAGCCATCGTTTTAAGATTTCGGGAAATATGTGCTACTGCGAGATCGTTACGCTCTGCTTTTGGTTTTTTAATCAGGCCAAGATAGTCGACCATAATCATCGCCAGATGCGGATAACGCCGTTTGTGTGTTTCGGCAATTGCGCGAATCTGTTCAACCGTAAGGTCGGTTGCGTCCACAATCCAGATATCGCGATCCGTAAGCTCACCTATCGCAGCCGTTAATCGCGCCCAGTCCTCATCGTACATATCCTGAGGGTTACGCAGACGGGAAACAGACAGGTTTCCGGCCCCAGCCAGGGAGCGTTCAACTATCTGAGCAGCAGCCATTTCCATGCTAAAAATTAGCGCGCCGCCACCTTTTGCCGTGACACCTTCCACAACAGTCAGAGCAAATTCGGTTTTCCCCATGCCAGGTCGACCAGCAACAACTATCAGATCCTGCGGGTTAATACCTCCTGTAGCGTTATCGAGATCCGCAATCCCGGTCAGAAGGTTACGCGTGGATTCATCGCCTTCCATGCGTTTCTGTACGGTGTCCATGTAAGCAGGCAACAGCTCGTTAATGTGTACCGGTTGGACGTCGCCGCTTTCAGCGGTCATATCCAGCAGCTGCGCCACAGCCTTTTCCACAACCTGATCACGTTGTTCCTGGTTGGCTGCATTGCGGATGCCGTCGGCGCCATCCTGCAAAAGTTTTGCCAGCGCACGGCTACGCCATGCCTTAACCATCTTCCCGGCATACCCTTTGAGATTCGGAATCGTTGCAGGTATGCGGGAAATTTCCGACAAATCAGCCAGGCTTGAACCGCCCAGCGCCTCACTGATGAAAAGCATGTCGATCATGCCGTTAGTCAGTGCCTGTTTTTTTATCTCGCTGAATGCACGGCGATAAAAACCAATGCTGAATGATTCCTCTGGCGTGGATGCGATCACGTCAAATGCGTCAGGTGAAGCACCGCCATTCAGCAATCCTGCCAGCACACACGCTTCCAGTTCCTGCGGAGTCATAGCGAGCCTTCCCGGGTATTACGTAAAGTTTCTGGTTTCATCAAATAGTCAAAGCTGGCGCGCCATCCACCGTTAGAACCGAAATAAAAATCAGGAGCATCAGCACGGAATTTTTCGAAGTAACCCAAGAATGCTCCCGTAGTTTTATTTTTCATGTGGGCCGCCAGGCGAATAATCATCCGGCGGCGATCTGCATCCAGTTCAGCAGCAGGCAGTGTGTCAGCAAATATCTCGTTGTAGCCGTTCATGACAGCATCCGGATCGACATCAGCCTCCATAGTGGCCCATGCTTCTGCATCTGCGAGATAACCATCAAAGCGATTAACGCGGCAGATATTGGCTGGTTTAGGTAAACCAGAACCACGGCGGCGCCATGTTGCCAGAACCCAACGAATAACTAATTGCAGCTCAGCCAGTGTGTATGCTTCCCGTGTTTGTGTCGGCGTAAGCATGAGAACGAACGGCTTAACATCACGGCAACGGGTACCGGTTTGTTCGTTGTAGAATTCCAGGGCTTTTTTAGCGTCAGCAAGGATCCATTCGTCACCCTCCCCATTCTGGGGGTTAGGGGGATCATTAGGTTCATTGACTGGTTCAAAAGAGTGACTGGTTCTGGTGCCACTACATGGCATAGGGGGTGTGTTTTCTAACGGCATACCTGTGATTTTTGACGGCACAGGGGCTGTGCTTTTTGGTGGCACAGGGTTATCAAGATTCAGGTAATACACATTCGATGTATTTCCCTTACCGTTGTTAATGCCAATGCGGTTTTCTTTTGATAAAACACCCATGCCAATAAGCGCGTCAATGTGCGTACGAACAGCACTCCTGCTGCATTCGCAATGATCAGCTATGTGCTGATAAGATGGCCAGCATTCGCCATTATCATTGGCGTTATCAGCAAGTTTAATCAGCACAAGTTTACGGATTGGGTTTCCGGTTTTTATTGCCATCGCCCGGGCCATTAGGGTCATGCTCATAGTCAGATCCCCAGCAGCTCAGCCAGTTCACGACAGGCTATTTCGTAATCTTTTGGTGTGAGAAAAACGCACGTCTCGATCATCTCAGCTTTACGTTTTTCATAGATTTCCCATTTTTTTGCGGACAGGCGTTCTTCAAATATTCCCCGTACATCATGCGCACAGGATGGTTCGCCATTTAAACGCCAGCCGTTCCGCCAGGTGATGCGGTCTGTTGATGTCTGCATATTGGTCTTTCCTCGATACAAGTTAAACGCTGGTCAGGCGCTGTGTTTCCTGTATGGCTTGTAATGCCTGTGCTATCCGCTGGGGTCGATCCCTTGCATCAAGCAACAGAGCAATAATCGCTGCGGCAAAATCACGAATCGCAATGCAAATTAACTGCTGAGTGGTCATTCCCAGCTGTGCATACCGTTCCGCAGGCAATGCAGCTTCCATCGCCATGGCCAGCGCTTTAGTTTTGATTCTTGCCGCTTTCGTCTCACCACGTAGCCAGCGAAAAATCTGCTGCCGGTTGTTGTTGATTGCCCGCCAGTCAGCATTACCTTTCGAATCCTCCATCGGGTGAAGTTTTACGCAGCTGGTATTGCCACCCATTCGAAACCACATGCGAGTGATCTCAATAGCAACATGTTCCTGCCCACGCTCAGCAGCCCAATTGAAGATTTCTCTTTTCAGTTCGTCGAGGTTTTCCACTTCGTCGCGTCTCCTGTCGCTGAAAACCTGATTAAGCGTAATCAGATTTCAAATACGCCCTTTGTTAAGCTGCGTCATCAGTCTTTGAAATGTCCTGGTATTCGCATGGATCGTATACAAGCTCACCAGCAGTCATAAGAGCCAGACGAGCGGCCCTCTTTTCTGGGATATGCAATCCCCAACGAGAAACTGCGGGCTGAGATACACCCAGTGCTTTTGCCAATTTGGCCTTACTACCAAAATAATTTATTGCATCTTTTGTAAGCACACACACCTCCAGGTATTAACGTTTGTTTGGAAACTACAACTTAACATAAGGTAAGTCAAATTAATTTACATTAACCCTATGAAGAACATCGAACTGAACGACCGTATCCGCAGCAGAAGAACACAATTAGATATGTCACAGCAGAAACTCGCGGATGCTGTGAAGGTTTCACACGTCACTATATTTAAATGGGAAAGCGGTGAAACGCAGCCCCGTGGCAAGAATCTATTCGCATTAAGTAAAGTCCTGAAGTGCTCTCCTACGTGGCTACTTTATGGAGATGATGACCAAACTCCATTACCCCCATCGGAAATTCCCACAGAGTTAGACGATCGCCAACTCAAACTACTTGAGCTTTTCGATTCCCTTCCTGAGTCAGAAAAAGACCGGCATTTGGCTGAATTAGAGCAAAAGGTTGATGACTTCAACGCTCTTTTCGAAGAGCTATTAGCTGCCAGAAAAAAATCACAAAAAAAATAAATAAAATTTTCATCAGGTTACAGAACATAGCGCCTTAACTTAACTTTTTTTAAGCAAAAACCGTTGACCATTAACTTACCTTTGGTTAAGCTCCAATCCATCAACGACGCACTAACCACGCGGCAGTTGTTCAGAAAAACGTTCTGACGGTCTGGAAAGACAGACGCCGAATTGAGGAAAGACCAATATGACCAAGAAAGACATGACCGATATGCTGATCAGAGCTCATGGGGTCTCGTGGGAAACCGCGTATCAGTACCTTTGGGAATCAGAATGGGTCTTCTGGATGGCTTCAGCATGTATCCGCGAAGACCAGGCAAGCGGACTTATTTAACGAGAATTGCCTCGGGTCGCCGACAGTACGATGACATGCGGGAAAGACCGCAACTAAATTCGATTCGTTGCAGTGGTGGAAGGTAAGAGCAATGGGTGCGTAACGCCACACAAGCCCCCTGTCACGGCAGTGAACGCGGTTTCGCTCAGTATCCCGCGCATAGAACGCCCCGTGAGGCTTAAAGAGCCGCCTGCTCCCCGTTAACGGAGCACCACAATCAAAGAGCGCGGGCGTTAAAAACCATAGTGGCCAACGTCTGTATTTAGGGAATCCCAATCCCGGCGTGTAATTGGGCGCGGCTCGCTCTTTTTGATTGTGGTGAATTGCAGCCGCTTAGACGGCAACCAGAAGATAAGCATCTGGCGCCACATTCATATATCGCCATTGCTGTGTGTAGTCTTTGCCCAGTCCCTACGATGGGCTCCTTTTTTCACACTGCAATGATTACCGAGGAAAGACCAAAGGGCATGACCAGCCCTGACCGCCGGGAAAGACCGGCAAACTTTAGACGTAAAAAAGCCCACCTGAGTGGGCTGATTTACCCCAGCGGAGACCAATCCGCCAGGAAGGTGCCACAGGGGACCAACCCTGTAGCGAGGAAAGACCAATGCAGGACAGAGCCAACACTGATCGGCTCTGAGTATACATCACTAAGGAGCCGCTATGGAAGCGCTTGCCATACCAGTAAAGCTGTACATTCACTACCACACCCAAACGTTTTCTTCGGATAAATACATCGTTGCCACCTGTGACATGTCACGCAACTTTCCGGACACATACGTTTTGTTGGAAACCCGTGAAATTACCCTCGATATAAACCAGCCTGAACCATTCGACATCATTGCTCTGCAGGTCGACCAGCTGCGCGGCAGAAAGAGACTATTGCGGCGGAAGCACAACGTCAGATAGACCGTGTCGACGACAAAATTCAGCAACTGCTGTGCATTGATCACACCCCTGTTCAGGAAAGCGATATTCCGTTCTGAGGTAACAATGAAAACTGAAATGATTATTGAAAAGGTAATTGACGCGGGCTTGTCTGTTTTCGAGCATGAGAACAACGGCGATTTCGGAGACGGTGTAATGCATTTAACCATCGTCGGCGGTGTTCGTCGCGTTGAATTCTATCCAACAACTGAAACGGTATATGCCAATGCAGTTAAAGGTAAATTCCCTGTTTTTAAACAGAAGAACGCAGGAATCACAGTAGCTATCAGGATTGCAAAATCAGGTGTCTGACCAGCACCAGTAACCAAAGAGGAAAGACCAATGACCATCTACAACGGCTTATTCGAGCCAAAAAAATCAGCGGTTAAAGATTGCGGGGCCGTACAACTGGCGATCGCAATTGATGCGCCAAACAAAAAAGTGGCAGAGAGCATCATGACTGGAAAACTCTGGGAAGCCTACCCTGCCAACGGTGACAACTATTTCAAACCCAAGTTATGGGAACATGCTGAAGGTCTGCCGCTGCCGGCTGTTGGTAAGTTCGATGAACAATTTGCCCTGGCACACACATTCGACGGGGAAAAATGGATCATCAACGAACCGGAGACCAACGTTTCAAACCTGCCAGCCAGTAACGAGATTATCGATCTGGCAAAGCTACCATCCCAGGAACGCTTCGCGGCCGTCCTTATGTTCAGCGATTCTCCCATCGATGGAGTTCTTTACTCTCAGGTGCTGGATTATCTCGATAATCTGGAAAATAACGATGAATCCTTTGATGAAGATGATCGGGTTAATCTCAATATTCTCCACGCTCTGCACAATAACGAACCCGTGCAGCATATGCATGTTGAAGGCCTTAATAATCTCATTCAGGCCATTTACGCAAACTTTGAAGATCAGACACCGGGTAAAGCTGCGATTTCACAATTTATTAAACGCTGGCTGGAAAACCCAGGTAAGCGTGATGAGATGGTGCCAAACAAAACATCATCACTTAGTACCTGCGTTAAAAATGACAATGTCGCTGTGGCGCCACAACGTGGTTATAAACACACTTACGCGACACTGGATCAGGAAATTGCCGTTGCCCTCCTTCCCATCGCTCCAGATGCACCAGTGTTATCAGGAAATCTCCGTGATGCAGAAAAAATGATTTCCGATGACCGGGAAGATTTCAAACGTTGGTCAGCCGCATTACGTACTACCGGGAAGATCCTCAAATATGACCGTCCGAGTATCTTTGGGGTTATTCAGAATGTCCCATCTAAAGATACATACCATTTCCCTGAGTCACTGCGACGCCATATTGATTCATGGCTGGCTGAACACGGTCAACTCGAATGTGCCGAAACGGATGCAGAAAGAATCGGCAAGCAGCTTGCGTCAGAACGCGGCGAATATGTGGAAGGTATCAGCGACCCTAATGATCCTAAATGGGTTAAAACCGATACCCAACCCCAGGATTCCACCCACGATGACGGAACGCTTTCGCGCGATGGAACTATGCCTGAAACAGCCTCAAATGAAGGTGAAAAAACGGAAGTGGCAGAACAGGAAAAAGTTACAGAAGACCAAGCGGAGCAGGCTCGTGAAACGCTAAATAATATGGGTTACGGAGTATATGCGACCAGCCAGAACACAACTGACCAACAGAATGAAAATCTGAGCGATAAAGTGAAAAATATTGTTCAGGATGTGGATCAGCTCGTCGATCGCATTAAGCGTGAAGAACAGCTTCCTCAGGCATCAGAACTGGTTAAGAGCATTAATGAAATGCAGGCTGGCGAAAGCGACAACCTGGAGTTGTGGAAAGAAGTATTCAAAACAGATGAGCGCTTTACCTCCGCATTCTCTGTGAATGGCGGCGGTACCTCCATCAATGGTACCTACATGACCATGATCGCCACCCGCGAATTTGGTCCGAAAGGTATCGGCTGGGGCGTGGATATTCTGGAAGAACGCTTTGATGATGGTGCACCAATCACTCGCACGGTAAAGGGGGCTGACGGTAACAATACATGGGAGCTTATCCCTGATGGTATCGGCGGCATACTGACTGAGAAAAACCATGTTATCAAAATCAAGCTTTGGTACGTCCGCAATGGCAAACGTGGTGTAGAGATCGCTTACGGCTGCACACCTTACCTTTACAGCACCAAATACGGCCCATTCTGTGACGGTGAAGCGACGAAAAAGTCACTGACTGATGCAACCAAAAAAGCGTTATCTGCTCTTGGTTTCTGCGCGGATATTTTCATGGGCCTGTACGACAACCCGGAATATCGCCAGAAAAATAAAGCTGAATTTGCGCTCAAAAACGCCAGCGAAAACGCAGAGGATGCAGCCCGCGTACGTCAGGAACTGGACGATAAACTGACCAAAGTCGCAAACACCCTTGCATCAGCTGTGTCAGAGAACGAGATCAACAAGGTTTATTCTTCGATTGCCCGTGAAGCAGAGGTGCATCGCAAGGACGCAGAGGCGAAGGGTGACACGCAACATGCGCGCTATTTAAGTGGGCGCCTGCGTCGCCTGACAACCATCAAAGATGAACGTATCGCTGAACTGAACAAATCCCAGGAGAATGCATAATGACTACTGCAATCGCGTTAGCTGCTGACTACACCAACCTTCTGCAATTGCTGGAAAGCTCTGATGAACTAACTCCGGAGATGATCACCGATACACTGGAAGGAATTGAAGGAGAACTGGCGGATAAGCTGGATGCCATCATGGTCATCGCGCGTAATAATCTGGGAAATGCAAAAACATGCGATGAAGAAATGAAGCGCCTGGCTGAGCGTAAAAAATCTTTCGAAAATAAAGATAAAACGCTGCGTAAATATATTCTGTCTTGCCTGCTTGCTGCCAATCTGGACAAGCTCAAGACCCCTAAGAATAGCTTTACTGCCCGAAAAGGTAGCGTCAGCGTTGTTATCGACAACGAAAATCTATTACCGGATGAGTTGGTTACTGTTCAGACGATTGTCGCTCCGGACAAAAAAGCCATCAAAGAAGCGATCGAGGCTGCGGAAGCTGCCGCGGCGCAAATCACGGCTGATGGTGGTGAAGTACCAGCAGAATTGTTAAATCCGGTACCGGGTGCCCACCTTGAGATCGGCGAACGCTCACTACAGGTACGATAACTATGCTGAAACTATCCCTAAAACGTGGTGATGCGGTTCACGTAGTATTTTCAGATGGCAGTAACGGCATTATTGAAGCGCGTAGCCGTTGCGAGTTGGGAATGCACCTGCCGAAAAGCGTTAAAGTGACTCGTGAGAAAGGCGCATTCCTACCCGAAAACCTGATTAAGCGTAATCAGAAATAAAACCATACTATCGCTAGCATTGTGGCCTCACCCAACCCAGGAGGCTGCAATGCTGCGATGGCAACCCGGAGCTACTCTGCTCACAGATTTCGACATAAAGATTGGCCGGTTATCGGCAAGCGTACGAAAGAAGACCCTGACCCAGTCCGACATCGAACGCGCATGCAGTGATGCTGATGACGCCGTGTACCGGATGATGAGGAAAGACCAACATGGCCAGAGAAAACGATCTACTAACAGACGCAGAACTGATTGAGTTTACCGGTTATCAGAAGGCATCCAAACAAAGGGAAATTCTCGACCGTGGCGGCGTCTCGTACATACCCGACCGGGAAGGTCGCCCGATGGTTACCTGGACGCACATTAACGCTGTATTGAACGGACAGATCACCGTACAGACCAGCACAGAAGAAAAACCCGATTTCGGAGCTATTTAAATGGGGCGCAGAAGAAAGGATCCTGGAGATAACAAGCTGCCGCCGCGCGTATCCAAAACAAAAACGCGTTACTACTACAAACCCACGTCACGGGAGACCGTGACACTGGGCCCAATCACTCTCACTATGTCAGCGTTATGGAAACGGTATGAGGAAGAACGACGGAATTACTCAGATGTAATGACGTTCGAAAAGCTCTGGGGAATGTTTCTCAAAAGCGCCTACTACACAGAGCTGGCAATACGAACCCAGCGTGACTATCTGCAACATCAGAAAAAACTACTTGCTGTATTCGGCAAGGTTAAAGCTAACGTGATCAAACCAGAGGACGTGCGCCAGTTTATGGATCGTCGAGGTCTGCAAAGTAAGAACCAGGCCAACCAAGAAATGAGCAGCATGTCTCGCGTTTACCGCTGGGGATATGAGCGCGGATACGTTAAGGGAAACCCCTGTGCTGGCGTCAGCAAATTCTCTCTGAAGGCTCGTGAGCAATACATCACTGACGAAGACTATCTGGCAATCTATAAACATGCTGATCACGTCGTCAGATCTGCAATGGAAATATCTTACTTATGCGCCGCGCGACAAGCTGACGTACTCGAGCTACGTTGGATGCAAATATCTGATAAAGGGATTTTTATCCAACAGGGCAAAACCGGGAAAAAACAGATAAAGGTCTGGACACCTCGCCTGCGGGAAGCACTGGAAACGGCACAGGCAGCATGCCCGAAGCTTTCACCTGACGCATTGGTTCTCTATAACAGCGATCGCGGGCAGTTCATCCGCAAGACATTCAATAATCGCTGGCTAAAGGCCGTGCGGGCCGCACAGAGTGAACTTGATCGACAGCTGGATTACACATTCCACGATATTAAGGCAAAGGCTATTTCAGATTTTGAAGGGAGCAGCAGGGATAAGCAGATATTCAGTGGACACAAGACGGAGAGCCAAGTGCTTATTTATGACAGGAAGGTACAAATTAGCCCGACGCTTGATCGCCCGGTAATAGGTAAGAAGTGA